GCGGCGCGCTCCAGGTTCTCGCGGAACGCGGTCTGATTGGCGAGATTGTCCATGGGCGAGGAGCCGGGGCGGACGAGCTCGCCGGCCTCGTTGACCGCGACTTCCGCAAGCTCTGGGATCGGCCCCTTCGCGAGCTCCCGGTCGATGTAGTTCTTATTCCCACGGAGAGCCTTCCCGCCGAGGGTCTTGTGCCCGTAGAGCGAGGGGTTCACCTTCTGGGAGACCTTGCCGATTTCCTCTTCGGTCATGGAGGAGAGGAGGCCGCGATATTCCGAGATCGGGAAAAACCGCCCGCTTTCGTGGACGCCGTTCCAGTCCCTTCCGGCCATTGTGTATTCGATGCCGTCGATGACGTTGTCCGCGGCCTGCGCAGCCTTGTCGGTCTTCGTGCGGGAGGTCTTCGAGCCAGCCTTCGAGGAGGTTTTCGAGAGCTTCGCCTTCACGAGGTCGCGGATGCCGTCGGCGGAGAGGATGCCGACGCCTTCGTCGAAGGCGGTGTTGAAGGTGTCGTCGAGCATGGCCTGCACGGGGCGCACCTCCTCGCGCACCTTCGCGGCGGCGAGGGCGTTCCCGTCGGCCTCGTATTGCTCGGCGACCTTGAGCCGCTTCTGCACCCAGGCGTCCACTTCGTTCAAGCGGCGGGCGACGGCCATTTCCAGCGTCTCGCCTTCGCGGGGCGTCGGGAAGTCGGCGTCGCCGGTGAGGCGCTGGTAGTGCTGCTTGAACTTGTCCGAGGTCTTGAGGTTCTGCGCGAGCTTTTCGTCGTTCGCCTTGTAGAGATTGCCGAGGCGCTGCCCCCACTTGCCCTCCCACGAGAGCGAGTGGACGATGCCGAGCTTGTCTCCGAGACTCCCGTTTTCGAGGAGCGCGGTCTGGTATTCGCCGATCGGCTTCCCCCCGATCGTGCGGTTGTCGAGGTTCCCGTAGTCGATTTCGTTCGGCTTGAAGTGATACTTCCCGCGCGTGCCGGTCTTCGCGACGATCTTGAGCGACTTGCCCAGAACGGGAACGCCCAGCGCCGCGCCGGCGGCGAACTTCCCCATGCCCTCGGCTTCCTCGGGATCGAGGTAGTCGCCGTTGAGGGCGCGCTCCCAGGCGTAGGTCTCCGCGCCGGTTGCGGCAGCTCCAGCCCCGTAGCCGATCGCGGAGCGCGCGCCCTGCGGAATGGCTGCGGGCAGCTTCGAGGCGACGGCGGAGGGAACCTTCGTCGAGAGGTTCATGAGCCCGAGCCCCTTCGCGGCCACTCCCGGAGCGCCGACGAGCATCGTAGAGCCTGCGGTGGCGGGGTCGGCGAAGACGCCGCGCGGGTTGTCCATGCGCAGCTGCTTCGGTTCCTCGTCCATGAAGGGGTTGGCGTAGTTGTAGACGGTCTGCCCGGCGGCGCGAGGAACGAGCCCGAAGAGGTCGAGGACGGCCTGCGCGCCGACGTTGAAGATGTTTTCGCCCATCCGCAGGCGGTCTTTCGCGCGCGGGAAATACTGGTCGGAGGCGGGAATGGCCTCCGCGCCCGAGCGCTGGAGGTTCGCGTGCATCTCCTTCTCGGCCTTCCAGCCCTCGAGGTTGCGCCGGAGCGCTTCGCGTTGCGCTGCCGTGAGGGGTTGACGGCCTGCGGCGATGCGTTCTTTGTCGGAGACGGCGAGGAGGTTCGCCGCGTCCACGGCGTCCTCTTCGCTCCAGTCCGCCCACGGGGCTTTCCACTGCTCGGCCATTACTTGTTCCCTCCGTTAAGGAGTTTCTCTTCCTTCTCGACGCTCGGGAGCTGCGGAACGACCGGAGGTTTCTTTTCGTTCTTGTCGTCTCCGGTTCCCCAGCTCTTCGAGAGCGGCTTTTCGAGGCGCGCCCAGCGACCGAGGGAGACGTTCGCGGACGGCGAGACGAGGAGAGTCTTCCCGTAGGCCGCCTTCTCGCCGATCTGCCCGGCGGCGCGCGCTTCGATGCGCTTGTTCACGGAGCGGACGACGGCCTGGACTTCCGCGATGGCGTTCTCGATTTCGGCGTTGTATTCCTCCGCCGTGATTTCGTCCTTCGCGGCGAGGCCGAAGAGCCCCTTCGCGGCGTTCGCGAGGGTCTTCGCCTGCTCGGTGCCGAAGTCGTCGCCGGATCGGGCTACCGCGTCCACGGCGCGCTTTACTGCGCGGAGGTTGGCCTTCGCCTGCCCGAGGTCTTTCGGCGCGGAGAGCATCTGCCCGTTGAGAACGTCCTCGAGGGCGAAGAGCGCCTCCTGCGCGTCCTGCGAGGGCTTTTCGAGCGAGCCCCAGTAGTCGCGCGCCTCCTTCGTGACGGCGAGCGCCATGTCCTGCTTCGTCTTCTCCATGTTGAGACGGCGGGCTTCCATTTCCGAGAGGGTGTTGTCCTCCTTGAGGGTGCGTTCGCGCGCTTCCTTGAGGATGCCGAGGAGGGCGAAGCGCACCTTCTCGGAGGGCTCGTTCTGGACGAGCTCGGAGACGCGCTCGCGCATCTTGTCGAAGTCGTAGATGAGCGAGAGTTCCTGCACGTAGCCGAGATACCGCTTCTTGTCCTCGGGGCCGAAGCCGGCGTCGTCGGCGAGGGAGGTGTCGAAACCGCCCTCGGAGGTGTCCTGCGCGGAGGCGCCGGGCGCGCCCTGCGCGGGGTTCTCCGCATCCACGCCCATAGCGCGGAGTTGGGCGGCGCGGAGCCGGTCGAGCTGCTTGTCGATCTTGTCGATCCCCGCGTTCGCGCGTTCGACGTCTCCGCTGGCGAGGAGGTAGCCGTTCTTCGCGGCGGCGACCTTCGCCTGCTCCAGCTGCGCGCGCTGCTTCTCGAGGGCGTCGATTTGGCCCTGGAATTTGATGACGCGCGGGTCGCCGCCGAGCTTTGCGATTTCGTCCTCGTGCGCGCGAGCCTGCCGCCCGCGCTCGGTGAGGGCGTTGAAGAGGTCGCCGTCGAGGTGGCGCACCCGCCCGGCCAGCGAGAGATACTGCTCGCTCTCGGGAATGTCGTAGAGCTTGGCGAGCTTCGCCTTCTCGGCCTCGTCGGTCACTTCCCCGGCGAGATAGCGGCGCTTGTTTTCGGTCGCTTCGTCGAGGATGCGCGCGGCCTCCTTCTTGCGGAGGCGGTCGATGATGCCGCCCATGCCCGCGCCGAAGTTCGCGCCGAGGGTCGAGAAGCGGTTGAAGGCGTTGTTCCGCGCGGTTTCCTGCTGGCGCGCGCCTTCGAGGTAGATGTCCGCGAGGTTGGGGAGATTGACTGCCATAACGTCCTCCTACTTCTTCCCGAGCGCCGCGCCGAAAATGGAGCCGAGGAAGCCGAGCATCGCCTGCTCCTGCTGCGCCTTGCGGGTCTTTTCCGCCTCTTCCTTCGCGGCGTCGGCGGCGACCTTCGAGCCGTAGTAGCTCATCGCCGTGTCGCCGGCGCCCTGCGTTGCGTTCGCGAAGATGTCTGCAAGCTGGGAGATGTTCGTGTTGCCGAGGCCGGCGAGGGCGTTGAGGCCTTCGAGCGCCTGCGAGCGGCGCGCCTGGTCGGCGTTGAGCCTCGTGGCGTATTCGTTGAGCGCGGTCTGCTTGTCCTGGAGGGCGAGCTGGAGCGCGTTCTGGTAGTTCTCCTGCCCGAGCGACTGCGCCCGGTCGGCCACCTTCTTGAGCGTGTCGGAGGAATAGAACTGGCCACGGTTCGCGGCGCTGCGCTCGAGGGCGCGGGTCGCGCGGTCGATCTGCTCGTCGATGCTCTTGTTGGAGAAGCGGTCGATAGCCGCGTCAAAATCGTAGGAGAACGCGGGCGTCTCCTGCTGCTGGAGGCCGGAGAGGTATTCGCGTAGGGCGGCGATGTCCTCCTTCCCGGCGGCACCGCTCCCCTCCCCGAGGAGCTCCTGCGCCTCGCTCTTGACCTGCCCGGCGGTCTCCTGCGCGATTTCGGGAGTCTTCGCCCACTGCGACGCGGCGAAGTCGGAGTCGAAGTTCTGCATATCGGCGAGGCGCTTGGAATACTTCAGCTTCTCGAGAGCGCCGGCGTCCATGAAGTCGTCGATGCCCTTCTTGATAGCGCCGGCCTGCTGGACGGCGTAGTTCTGCTTCGCTTCGTCATCGCCCGCCCACGCGGAGAGCGCGTTGAGCGCCCCGGCCTTCATCTTGTTGCGCGTGTCGCTTTTCCCCTCGGGGAGCGCCGCCTTGAGCGCGGCCTGGAATTCTGCGTTCGTCATTTTCTGCCTCCGTTGAGGAAGAGCTTGATTTCCCAAAGCGCGCCGTCCGCGCCGGAGAGTGTGGCCTGCGTCGCGTTCTCCGCGATCTGCGAGACCGCCCACGCGCCAGAAGAGAAGACCTGCACGGCTCCGCCCCGGTGCCGCGTCGTCGTCGCCTTCACTTCCCCGTCCGCCGCGAGCGCGTTCCCGCTCGGCGCGCAGAACGGAAGAGCGACCGCGATCTCCGACCACTGCCCGAAATAGACGCCGCCGGCCTCCTCGAGGATGTCGCGCGCTTCCGCAGCATAGGGGGAGACGCGCCAAAGAACGGTGCCGATCTTCTCGCACGTCGCCCAGGAGTCGTTCGAGCCGATGAGCGAGGTCTCCGTCCAGCCCCAGACGCCCCCGAGCGCGTTGCAGACCGCAGACCAGCCGGAAGGCGTCAGCCCGCGCTCGAATTCGTTGGAGATGTTCGTGAGCTTCCTCATCGCGGGCTCCCTTCCTCGATGCCGAGGCGCAGCGCGAAGAGGGTCACGTCGCAGTTTTCAGAGAAGACCACGCGCGCCGAGAACGTCCGCCCGTAGCCGACGTTGAACCAGCGCACCACGTCGCGATAGCGCCCCGTTCGCCCGATGCCCTTCCAGCCGGCGTCGGCGTAGAGCTTGCCCTCGTCCGTTGCGACGTAGAGCATGGCGACCGGGCGGGCGGAGAGGTCTTCGGTCGTGGCGACCTGCATATCCAGCAGGAGCTCGCGGACGGCGATCGGGGTCTCGTCCGCGTGGTAGATCGGGGAGACGCGCTCGCGCCAGACGGGCTTCCCGTCGTGGCCGACGAGCCCCGAGAGGACGTAGAGCCCGCCCTGCCCCGCGAAAACGACTTGATCGCCGAAGGCCGTCGCGCAGAAGAGCGGCTCCCAGGCGAGGTTCTTTCCCAGCTCCCAGTCTCTGCTCGCCCGCTCGTGCCAAAGCTGGGTCGAGATGTCGAAGCAGACCGAGAGCGACGGGCGCGCGGAGAGGCAGTAGAACTGATGCCCTTCCTCCGCGTAGGCGAAGCCGTAGATGCCGGAGGCGTCCGCGACGGCCTCCCCGAGCCGTTCCTCGACGGCGTTCGTCGAGATGCGCACGGGAGCCTGCACGCCCTGCGCCGCCCAGACCGAGCCGTGCCCGAGGGAGGAGGTGCCGAGCCAATAGACGGTCTCCCCGAGGACGGCGACGCTCTCGCGGGAGACGCAGCCGATCTCTGTCGAGGTGCCGGCGACGAATGAGAGGAAGCCGTCGTCGGAAGCCGCCCAGACCTCGTAGCTCCGCTCTCCGAAGATGTAGAGTCGCCCGCCGACCGCCGCGAGTGCGACCACGCCGTCGGCGCTGCTTTCGGCGGCGAAGCGGTTCAGGATGCCGTCCGAGTCGGTGAACGAGAGCGAGTAGGGCTCCGAGTAGAAGAGGATCCCGTAGGGCGCTTGCTTCGCCCCGTCGATCACGAAGGAGCCGGCAACGAGGGCGACGTTCGAGGGCTCGATCGCGTAATTCGTTCCGTTCCAATCGTAGGAGGGAAGGGAGACCTGCGCGAAGTTGGAGCCGTCCATGTCGCAGGAGTAGAGCGCGTTCCCGTCGGCCATGACGAGCTTCTGCCCGTTGTCCGCGAATTTCACCGTCTTCACGGAGACGGAGAGGTTCGCGTAGACTTCGGTCTCGACGCCGAAGCGGTCGAGGCAATAGACGGAGGTGCCGAAGGAATACCAAAGCCGCTCGGCGGCGTTGTCGAAGTAGAGCCCGTGGCAGCTCCCCTCCTCCGCGTGCATGAGCTGGAGGGCGCGGAGAGAGCGCAGGCAGAACGCCGTCTTCCCGCTCGCGCTCTCGATCTTCTCGGGGATGAGGTTCACGCAGCGCTGCGGAGACTCCCCGGAGGCGTGGTAGTCGTAGCTACCGCCGACGAAGTTCTCCGCGTAGACGTTCTTCAGGCTCATCTAAAAGAACCTCGCCGGGGCGTTTCCGCCGAGGTTGTAGATGTTGTATTCGTTGCCGTCGTAGCCCGCATGGCGCAGGGGACGGCGGTTCGCGTTGCGCGCGGCGATGCTGCTCTTCGCCTCGCGATAGAGCGCGTCGAGGTTCCCGATCACGTCCTGCGGCCTCCCATACCTGGCCGCGAGGCGCGAGGCGAGGCCGTAGATGACGCAGGTCTGGTATTCGCCCGAGAGCGGGAGCTCGTCGTTGAAGGCGACTTCCTTGAACTGCGAGTAGAAGACGAAGGAGAGCACCGCGCCTGGCTGCACGTCGCAATTGAAGCGGACGATCGCGTTCGGGAAGGTGCTCTGGAAGGCGAAGCAGGACGGGATCGCCTGCGCGCCGAGGGGCAGGGAATACTCCAGAACGTCGGAGATAGAGACCTTGCGGAGGCGAATGGGCGAAGCGGCGACGCCTGCGCGGACGTAGAGAGAAACAACGTCCGCAGGGCGAGCCGAGAGCACGATGTCGGGGGAGTTCGCCGCCTCGCCCAAAGTGTATTCCCGCTTCGGGGCGGGAACGGGGATCTCCGCGACGATCGAGTTCGCGGAGAAGGAGGAGTCGAGGTTGAGCTGGGCGAGGAGCTCGTTCAGCTTCTCGAGGCCGACGTTCACGCGCTCGCCGTCCAGCGGCGAGGAGTCGCCCAGCATCCCGGCTTCACGATAGGCGGAGGTGATGACTTGGCGAACGTTCAAAAGAGGCCTCCGGGTCTAAAACTTTCCCCGCTTTTCCTCTTGCGAGGGCGGCGCAGGAGCGAGGGAACCTTCGAGCGCCATTTCGTAGGGGCAAAACCGGAAGGGGAAGAACCCCGGGGATTTCTCCCCGAGGCCTTCGCTCTTTCGATTAGGTCGTGGGCAGGTAGACGGGCACGACCCAGTTCGTGCGAGGCACGCACCAGCCGCCCAGCCAGTCCCAGCGACCGACTTCGCGGCCGTTGAGGATGTCGGGGCCGGCGGTGTAGGAGACCAGCACGCCGCTCTCGGGGTTGCTCTCGCCGGTGGACTCGGTGCCCGCCATGGGCAGGAGACGAGCCTGGCCGACGTAGACGGCTTCCTTCGCCCACACGAGGCCGGTGAGGTAGGTCTTGCCGGCGGCGAAGACCGAGCTCGCGGTGGCCGAAGCGGCGGGCAGCGCGGAGACGTTGATCAGCGGCTTCGAGGTGGCGTAGACGGCCTTCTCGAGGTTCACGGTGATCGCGGTCACGATGCCGTCGAAGGTCACGTCGTCGGCGGTCACGCCGCCCACGGTGTAGCTCTTCGCAACGAAGTCGTAGAGAGCGCCGGTGGGGTTGCCGTAGATGTCGACGGCCTGGATGCCGGCGACGTTGAAGCGGTGCCCCTTCTTCAGGGTCGTGCCGGAGGTCGGCGCGGTCGAGAAGGTGATGCCGATCGAGGTCGCGCCTTCGGAGACGTTGGCGGTGACGCTCATCGCGGCGAGCTGGTCGCAGTCGCCGGCGGTGTAGCTTTCGCAGTCGGCGGAGTCGAAGACTTCCATGCCGCCGAATCGGCCCAGCTCGCTGTCCTTCCACATGGGCTCGGAGATCGCCGAGGGGAGGAAGAGGTTCGCGAGGTTGGACGCCTGCCCGAGGAGCATGGGGTCGATGATCGCGAACATTTCCGCGCCGAACGAGCGAGCCTTGCGGATCAGCTTCGCGGCCATGCGGAACTTGTTCATGTCGATCGCGCCGGCGGAGCCGATGACGACGGACGTGTCGGCCTGCGCGGAGACCTCGGCAATCGCCTGCTTCTGGATGTCCGAAGCGAGGGCGGCGGCGTAGGGCTTCGCGACCTGCTCCACGAAGGAGATGATGTCGAGCGAGCGGATCGCCTGCTCGGCACCGAAGGCCACGTGCTTCTGGGTGAGGGTGAGAGGACGGACGCCGCTCTGGTAGTTGAGCTCGGTGCCCGCGTTGATCACCGCGCCGGAGACGACGGTGGGGTAGTCGGGGACGACGATGTTCATCGTGGCGCCGTTGCCCGCGCGGAACTCGGGGTTCAGCGTCTGGACGGCGTTCTTAATGAACTGAAGCTTACTGGGGAACGGCGCAGCGAACGCCTTCGCCAGGACGGAGGGAGTGAAGTTGTTGGCCATTGGGTGCTCCTTTGAAGGCCGTGAGTTTCCTGGCCTCTCGGAGCACCCGCTGGCGCGCGTCTACCGCTTGTAGAGAAGGTCGCGCAGCTCCTGCTCGGAGAGGTCGTTGTCGGTTCTTGCGCGGAGACCCCCGGAGACGTTCGCGGAGCCGGTGGCCACTTTGAGCCGGGGCTCGGGAGTCGGGGTTTTCTGCGCGGGAGCGGGCTGCGTCTTGCTCTGGCTCTTCTGCTTCGCCACGAAGGCGGAAATCTTGGCCAGGCGTTCGCCCACTTGGAACCGGGAAACGTTCGCGCCCAGGTAGGGCACCGCTTCGGGGTGCATAGCGAGGTGGCGGAAAATGAGACCGCCGACTTCGCTACCGAGAATATACTCGCAAACGTCGTCGGAGAGGTTCATTTCCCCCGCGTTGACACGTTCTTTGATTATCCGCTTAACGGCCTCGCGCTCTTCTTCGTCCTCGATGTCGCGGGCGAAGATGTCGTCGATGCGCTTGCGCGCGGCCTGGCGCTTCGCTTCCTCCGCGTCGATCGCGTCGCGTTCCGCGCCGATCTGCTTGAGGCGCTCGTCGATGCGGTAGTCGAGATATTCCTGCTCGTTCGCGAACTCGGTCTTCTCTCGGCTCCCCTTCTGCGGCTCGGCCTTGCCGAAGGCGGCGATCTGCTTCTTGAGCTCGGCGATCTCCGCCTTGAGCGCCTGCGTCTCCTTGAGCCGCGCGCGTTCCTCGGGAGTCTTCTCATCCCACCAGCGCGCGCGGTGCTCGCGGTGCGTTTCCTTCTTCGGCTCGGCCTGCTCACCGGAGACCTCCGCCTTCTCGCCCGCGTCCGGGGAGTCGGAGGAGGTTCCGGGAGCCGGATCGGCCGGAGGAACGGCGTCTTTTTCGGTGCCGTCCAGGTTGAGCCCGGAGGCCTCGAGGCGCGCCTTGAGAACGTCGCTCTCGCTCTGCGTCGGCTGGGCTTCCCAGCGCTGCTCGTTCTGCGGCGTCTCGACCTTCATCGGCGTGGGCTCGGAGGTCTGGGCGGTTTCTGCGGCGGGTGCCGCGCTCGTCGTGCTCTTTCGTGCCATATCGTGCTCCTTTTGGCTTGTGTTGGAATGTCTAGGCGAGGCCAGCCGCCCGCATGACGGCTTCGAGCTTCGTTCTCATCTCTTCGATCTGCCTCTGCTGCTCGGCGAGGAGCCGCGCGGAGAGGCGGTCGTTCTCCCCGGCCTGCTTCATGGCTTCGACCTGGAGGTCGTTCTCGTTGTTCATCTGCGTCTTGAGGAGGTCGGCGCGGGTCTTGATCTCCGCGTCGCGGCTGGAGGCCAGCGCCTCGACGAGATCCTGCTGGAGCTGCGCGTTCTGCGCCTTGATCGCCTCGTTCTCCTTCTGGAGGTTCTGGAGAACCTCGGGAGAAGGCGCGGCGGTGAGGGCGGCGATGCGCTGCTTCGTGGCGTCGTCGAAGTCCACGTCGAGATTGTCCGCGATGTAGGGGACGAGCGCCTGCGAGAGCGCAGGCACCTTCTCGACGAGCGCCAGCATCTGCACGACGTTCTCCTTGCGGACGGAGGAGGTCAGCACGCCGGCGTCGACGGCGACCTCGAAGTCGGTGGGCAGCGCCTCGGCGGCTTCCGGGTGGGTCGCCCGGAGGAAGTCGAGGAGGATGCCGCCCAGCACCTTGACGGCGCTCGCGAGGTTCCCGAAGAGCTCCCCGCAGATAGCTTCGCTCTTCCGGGCGCGGGTCAAGACCTCTTCGGCGGTCATCTGCTTGTTCCCCGTGCCGATGCCGTCCACGCCCACGCCGACGACCGCCGGGAGGAGCGCGACGTAGGAGGCGATGACGCTTTGGACGTCGCCGAGCTCGACCTGCGCGGGGAACTTCTGCGGCCGGCCGTGGTCGATGCCGTTGATCCAGCGCTTGTAGCGCAGGACGGGCGGGTTCGAGTGCGAGAGGTTTTCCCACTCGTCGCGGTAGTCGTCGATACTTTCGCCGTCGGCAGTCCATTCGGCCTTCGTCGATAGCGCGAGACGCTCGATGAGGAGGGAGTTCGCGTAGTTGATGCCGCGTTGGACGCCCTCGGCGCGGTGGAAGAGGCCGACCGGCTCGAAGCGCCTGCGGCTCCCGATCCACGCGCGCACGCCGTTGACCGGGACGACGGGGATGTTCGGGAGGGTGAGGTTGTCCTGGGAGACGATGGTGTTCCCCACGAGCCGCGAGAGCCAGACTTCCCCGTCGCGCTTTTCGTAGCAGGCGAGGACGGGCACCTCCTCGGAGGAGATGAATACCGCGCGGCAGGCCTTGATCGCCGCGCCGTCGGAGGAGAGGTCGACGTTCTCGCCGTAGAGGCTCTTCGCCTGCGCCTTCGAAATGGAGCCCGCGACGATGCAGAAGGCCATATCCGCCGGCGTCGTCGCGAAGGGGTCGCAGAAGACGGAGAGGGGGTTCGCGATGCTCTCGACCTTGATGTCGAGGCTGTCGGAGCCGTCGTCGGCCTTGGTCGTCATCGCGTGGAGGTAGCCGCGCCCGCAGGCGATCGCGTTCAGCAGCGCGTCGGCGGTCGCCTTCTCGAAGTCGCTGCGGCTCTGGATGCCGTCGAGAATGGCCTGCGCCTGCGCGGTCTTCGGGTTGGCCTGCGCGCTCTCGGGGTCGAGGTCGATGCCGATAGGCGAAGTGCGGTAGATGCCGACGATGTTCTCGGCCATCTGCGGGAAGACCGGGAGCGCATAGCGCCCGCGCTCCTTGCCCCGGTGGTCGTCGTCCTCCGCCGTCCACTGCTCCTCGCACGTGCCCAGCGCGAAGGCGAGGTCGTTGCCCATTCGCCGGCGCATATCCTTGTCGGCGTCGTCGGCCTGCCGGAGGTAGTCGGCGATGCGGGCGACGAGCACGCGAGGCTCGACCGCTCCGGGCTTTTCTTCGTTCGTTTCGGCTTCCATTGTCGTTTCTCCTTCCTTGTTTTACCACTTCGCGGCGCGGGAGACCCAGCCCTTGCCGCCTTCGTTTGCCTTGCCGCCCGGGCGCTCGATGCTGACGAGGTCGCCGGTGTAGCCGCAGGTGAGTGCGATCGCGTCCGCTTCGTCCGGGGAGCACCCGAGGGCGGCGTGGATCTTCGCCTTCGGGACGAGCGCCTTGCGCCCGTAGGCGTCGAGGGTGTATTCGGCGAGGGCGAGCTCCTTCTGGACGAGTTCCTTATCGGCCACGCCGTCAAGCCACGCTCCCTCTTCATAGAGGAGGTCGCCGAGACGGCGATAGAGCCACGTGCGCATATTCGCGCAGTCGCCTTCGGGACTGCCCTCGCCGAAGTTCACGCCGAGGACGTCCACCTTCGTGAACTTCCGCAGCTCGCCGGGCACGAAGACGCCGACCCCGGTGGAGTCGATCAGCACGCGTGAGACCAGCGGGCGCTCCGCGAGGATGTCGAGAGTCGTCTTCACGATGTCGCGGATGTCCTCCGTCTGCGCCTTCTTGACGACGGAGACGTGCAGGCCGTGGCGCACCGCCCAAACGGTGAGGTCGCCGCCCGCGCCGACGTCGATGCCGAGAGTCCAGCTCCAGGAGTCGGGCTCGGCCTGCGGAGGCGCGGAGACGAAGGCGGCGATAGCGCGCGCGCCGATGATGCCCGAGAACGACTCCAGCGGGAAGAGCCCGAGGACGTTCACGCGGTAGAGGTCGGAGTCCTCGCCGTAGCGCTTCGCGTAGGCCTCCGCCGTCTTTGACGACGCCCAGCGGCTCTCGGAGTTGGCGATGTGCAAAGAGACCCAGCGGGCGTCGTTGAAGCACTCCGCGAAGAAGCCCGCGACGCGCGAGGGGTTGGAGATGAGGAGCATTCGGTTGTCGAGCCCGGTAAGAGTGCCGAAGAGCTGCGCGAGGATTTCGTCGTCGATGCCGGAGGCCTCGTCGCCGATGATCAGCATCTCGTCGGCGTGCTGGCCGCGAGCGCTCGCGGTGTTGGCCGCGCTCCAGCTCCAGACGATGACCGAGCCCGCCTCGGGCACGCCTTTCCACTTGACCGAGGTCGCGGAGGCGTCGAACCACGAAGAGATAGCCGACTGCGCGATGAAGCGCCGGAGGTAGGGCGAGAGGATTGTCGCGGTCTGCTCGTGCTTCGCTGAGGTGAGGACGACCTTCGCCCAGGCTCGCGTCGCGAGATACCAGAAGGCCAGCAGCGCGGCGACGTAGCTCTTCCCGCACCCCATAGCCGAAGCGCAGGCGACGAGCTTGTGAGAGGCCACGGCGCGCGCGACCTCCTCCTGCTTCTCGTCGAGCTGGATGCCGCAAATCTCGTCCGCAAAGAGCGCCGGGTCGTCGGCGTATCGCTCCACGAAGGCGTCGAGCGCGCCTTCCTGGGCGACCATCTCGGCGGCGGAGATCGGCTCAAACACTCGGAGGCTCCTCGGGCTTGTCGAGGTCTGCGGTCTGCGCGGCGGGCTTCTTGAAGAGGGCGACGAGGTCGCGGACGGAGCCCGCCTCGGCGTCCTGCTTCGCCTCGACGCGCGCCTTCGCCATGTCGCGCTCGTGACTCCCCCAGCCCCGGTCGCCGCATTTGTCGTTGAGGATTTTCGAGATCGCGCGGACGTCTCCGTTCGCGGCGGCCTTCGCGATACTCTTCTCCCCGATCTCCGCCCAATACTCGTTCACCTCGCGGCGGATCGCTTCGCCGTCGAGGAGGGGCTTGTAGTCTTTGTGCGCCCGGCAGAAGCGGATGAAGTGCTTGACCGACTGGAAACCGACTATCTTCGCGGTCTTCGTGCTGTTGCCGAAGTTGCGGACGAGGATTTCGCGGATCTCCTCTGGAGTCCCGATTTCGATAGGCCTGCCGCCGGAGTCGATTATCATACCTCTATTTCCCCAGCCCGAAGGCGGTAAGCGCTATCCTCTTCGTCTTCGGCGACGTTATGGCCGCGCCGAACGAGCTGAGGTCGATGCTCTTCCCCTCTACTTGCGTCTGGAACATAGCGCGGAAGCAGTGCGCCGTCTTGCGGCGCTTCATTGCCTCCGTGGCTTTCGCACTGGGGGGGGGCGAATAGGAAGTGATTGTAGTTGAACGTGTTGCCGACGAAGCCCGGCACGCCCTCCACCCCGCAGCAGCAGAGGCCGTCGCCCATTCCGCGCAGGCGGTTCTCCCCAGAAAAGAACTTCATCCCGAGACGATGCGCCTCTTTCCGAAGTTCCGTGAAGCGCTTGCGCAGGAGGTCGAGCTTGTAGCAGAAGTCGCCGGCGACACGCTCGGTGTCTGGGCGCTTGTCCTGGTATTTCATCCCCTCCACGATGACGCCATAAGCCCCGGCCTCAGCGAAGGCCTCCAGCGACGCGAAGATGCTCGCGTGATGCTGCGGGAGATACGGCTGGATGCGGCAGAGGCACCGGCGCGTGTTTTGCGCCAGCGCGCGGACGATCTCGACGCGCTCGGCGAAAGGCGGCGCGCCCTTCTCATACTCGTCATACTCGGGCGAGGCTATCGAGACCTGGGCAACGCAGTTGCACCGGCGGATGAGGTTCAGATACTCCGGCTCCTTCGCGAGGCGGCCTTTCGTCGAGAAAACGAATGGATAGCCGGTCTCGGCGAAGACTTCTAGCATCTTCTTCGTCTTTTTGTGCACGGCCTCGGCGGGCTGGAAAGGGTCGGAGACGCCGCCGACGTGGAGGGGAATATCCCAGTCGCACCAGTTGGTCGACTGCGTGCGCCCGCCGGCGATGAACTTCCGGAGAGACGCCTCGCTGAAGTCGGGCTTGACGTCGGTGATGTCGGTCTTCTTTTTGACGAAGCAGTAGGAGCAGGCGTGCGAGCACCCTACGTAGGTGTCCAGCCGGATAGGAAGGTCACAGAGGATGATCTGGGAGCCGCAGTCGATGCCCACCTACTCGCCCCCCTCCGCGATTTCGCGCATAGCCTTCACCAGCAGCGCGACGAAGTAGGGCTTCCCCTTCTTGTCGATCGCCGCGTCAACGGCTTCGCGGTCTTCGTCGTTGAAACAGAAGGTGACGGCGAACTGGCCGATGTCCTCGACCTCGCCGATGCCCTCCTCGCTTTTGAGCTTCGCGATGTTCGCGTCCAGTTCCGCCGTGCCGATTGCCTCGAGGGTGTCGCCGTCGAAGCCGATCATATCCACGTCGAAGTCCTGCTCCTCCAGCTCCTCGATCTCCAGCTTCAGGAGGTCGTTGTCCCAGCTCGCCCAGTTGGCCGACTGATTGGCCAGGAGCCGGAAGGCCTTGACCTGCGTCTCGGTCAGCTCGTCTGCCAGCGCCACCGGCACCTCGGTCAGCCCGAGCGCGCGCGCCGCCTTCAGCCGGAGGTGGCCGTCCACGAGGGTGCCGTCGCTCTTCGCGACCACGGGGATGCGAAAGCCGAACTCCCGGATTGCGGCCTTCATCCGCTCGACCTGCTCGTCGTTTTTGCGCGGATTTCTGGCGTATTCGACCAGCCGGTCAATAGGCCAGGTCTCCACTTTGAGCTTTTTCGGACAATTTTCAGAGTCCATTTAGTAAGCCCTTGCAAAAGAGGAGCCGACGCTGGAAGAGGGAGGAGGATGAACGGGCGAAGCCCTAGACCAGCGCCGGGCTCCGTAGCCAATCCACGAGGAGACTGTTTCGCCCTAGACAGAAGTTAGCGCGGTAAACGATTGACGCCCCGCCGAAAACTGGCGGAGCGCCTACGGAATTAAACAAGTTTTTTAGAAAACTGCTTTAAGCCTCTACGGCGCGTTCTACGGCGTTTTCTGCGTGTGGGTAGTAGTTGGGCGCTCGGCTTCCGTTTCGCGTTTCTGGTCGTCGGCAGACGAGCTAGGCGCGATGCTGGGAGCCTTTTCGTATTCCAACGCCTTGCGGATGTTTTCGATCCCCTTCTCCGATAGTTCGAACGTGGCGCAGTCGCTGCGCTCGGCAGTAAGCCCGAGCCACATCGCCCGGATGCCCGCCAGCGAGACGACGGCGATCGCCAGGACGATGACGACGAGCAGGGAGACCCGGACGGCGTGCCAGAGAACGGAAAGGTCGTGGAGAATTCCGGCCTTGACGGCCTGCAAAAGTTTGCGCGTTTCCATACGCAAAATCTAGCACAAAAAGCGCGCGAAAACGGACGCAAAATCTGCGCACGAAAATCCCCCTTCAAACTACCCCCAAGATTATGCTCTTTAAACGCAATAACGCCCCCCCCAGCTAGCTAGTCCCAAAGGGGCTAGCTGGGGGTTTTCTTTATTGCTTCCTTTCTTTATTGTAAACGACCCAGTCGTTTTTCGGTCGTTTCACCTGTCGTTTTACCAGTCGTTTCACCTCCAAAACGACCGGTCGTTTTACCAGTCGTTTTAGCGGTCGTTTTGCTTCACGTGAAACAAGAAAAGCCCCTCCGAAGAGGGGCGCTTTGTATCGAGGTGGACAGGTCTATGGCTCCTCTTTTGGGAGGAGGCTCTTGAAGAGATCGAGCTGGAGGCGGGCAGTAGCCGCCGCGAGGCGGATCGTATCGAGGGTGCTACCCAGCTCCTGGAGCCTCACCTCCTTCGCCAGAGCCTCCAGCGCCTGCGCGTGGGCTTTCACCTTCACCACGGCGCGCATTAGGTTCAGCAGCTGCCCGGCGACCTCCGGCGGGATGCCGTAGTGCAGGGCCAGCTCTTCATAGCGCTCCTCTGTCATTTAGCGGCCTCCTTGCCTTTCTTCGCGGCAATTTCTTCCGCGCGGTCTTCTCGTTCGAGGGCGCAGATGACCTGTTCGAGAGAGGTTATGGCGTTCTGCGCGTCTACGCAGATCTCGCGGAGCGTCAAAGTGTCGCTTCCCGTCGTTCCGCGTCGCTTCGCCTTGATCGCCTTGCAGATGCCTTCGAGCCTTTTCAGCGTTCCAACCGCGCTCTCTTCGGCATAGCCGTAATAGCTCCAATTCTGGGTATCAAGCGGGAACTCGTTTTTAGTGTCAGGCATATTACTCCTCCTTGTGTTTCTCGGCCCACGCCTTTCGTTCTTCTGAAAGCTCGTCTGGCCATTCCATCCAATAGTGTCCAATTTCATCGTTCATGAACTTTGGACTACCGCCATAGGGCTGGCCGAAAGCATAGGGAATTTTACCGCGAATACAGATCTCCTTTTGGAAACGCTCTGCGTCTGCCTGGACAATCAAGAATCCGAGCCCGCGGGCAACGCGATGAACAGCGGCTTCGTCTGGGAGAATCTTGCGGAGGCCGTCGATGAAAGGTGCCGTCTTCTCGGCCATTAAATCTTCTTCAAGCCCTCGCAAATTGTCATAAATCTGTTTGCCTATGGGTTTGGCAATGTTCCACAAATCGAACTCGACTTTGTCCTCGGCGAGTTTCGCGCTCGGAATGCCAAACAGCGAATCGAGCTCCTGTTCCTTGTTCCTTTCTTCTTCTGTCATTTTGCGTTCTCCTTCTTCATGCCGTCGAGTTGTTTTTCGAGATACTGCAACCGAAGCTGGTCGTGAACGCTCGTGAACGGGTCGTCTGGAACGTTGACGAAAAGCAGAACGTCTCCAGCTTCTTTGCGCGCCTTGCGGACTATCTCCACGAGTTGCCACGAGAAGTCTCTCGGAACATGCTCGGCAATGACCCGCTCCAATTCGACGAACGCCTTATAAACGCACTTAACGTCTTCATATTTCATCGTCTCGTTCTCGTTATTCATTTCTCCCCCTCACCGCGCTTGGGCTTCACGCGAAACATCGCTATGCACTTCTCGCACATGACCCACTCGTCTCCAGCGGCGAAAAGGTTATGATGGGTCTTCGCTTTCCCACCGCATTTCAAGCAGTGCGGCGGGTTCTTTCCGCTCGGGTCAACGATGATGCCGGGATGCTTCTCCTCCGCTTCCGGCGTTTCGCGCTTGGGCTCTTCGATAGCCGGATAGCTGTATTTCCCGAAATGCCCCTCGCAGTTTTCGCAATAAAACGAATTGTCCACGGTGTCAAAAAAGGACCACGTCCCGCAATAAGGACACTTCCGTTTCGGGCCGTTTTCCTTGTAGATGATGATTGGAGGCCTCTTCTCCTCCGCTTTCGGCGTTTCCGTTTCGGGCTTCTCCTCCGGCGCGGCGAGGTCGAGGAGGAGGTCGCCCAGGTCTTTCGCAATCGCCTCCACGGCGTCGCGGAGGTGCAGGTTCTGTTGCTCGGCGTTGTCGTGGGGCCACGTGTCCGTGACCCTTGCGTAGTCGCGGATATTCTGCAGTCGCTTGAAGATTTCGCGCTTGGTCATTTCGTGGCCTCCTTCGGTTTGCGGTCTTTTTCATAGCGATTCATCATTCCGTGCCTTTCGGCGTAGAGCAGACACGGCGGGGTATTGCATTCTCCGCGATATTGGCAGAACACGCAGTTGCATTCACCTTTCATTTCACCACCTCCTCCGGCGCGGCGATTTCGTGGCCTCCTGGTCGTCCTTCGCATGTTTGACTTTAAGCGCTTCTCGAAACGCTTCTCGGTGAATTACATTCCCGCAGAAGTCGCAGAAAAGCTCTCCGTCTGCCCTGGCTTTTGCGTCGAAGTTTCCGCATATCGGGCATTTGTATAGAGTGGGATTCTTTCCAGTTGGGTCGATGTAGCGATCAAAATCGAACTCATATCTTTCCAGCCAGCCCATTTGCCAACAGCGCATTATGAAGTCATCTAGGACGGCCATTTCTTCCGGCGAACTTTCGATATTTGTAGCCCGCAGCAAGTGCGCTTTAGCGCGCGCCATTACCTTGAACCGGTCGTCTCCGCAGACTTGGTAGCTCATCGCTCCTCCTCCTTCGCAGGGGCGTTCGCCCAGCGGAGAAAAGTCGTTGCGCACTGGCTATGAGGTTTACAAGACGCGGACGCGGGACAATGTTCGCGCAAATAGCAGTCCCAGTCCGTATGGTCTTGGAGCAGTCCGGCCATTTTTTCCGGCGTGAGCTGGTCGCGCCAGGCTTCGAAGTTGGTGAGCGGGTGCTTCTTGCGGTATTCCTCGCGCTGCATTCTGTAATACGCCTGCCAGCGCGGGTCGGCGTCGCGGAACAGGTAGTCGTATTCTGCGTCAGTCATTCTGCGCCTCCGCTGCTCTTGTGGTCGAGGACGCTGCCCTCGCGATCCTCCGCGACGCGGAACTCCCACGCGCTCTTGACGAGCCCCTTCCGGGTCTCCGCAGCCTGCTCCAGGGTCTGGATCCCCCAGATGCAGTAGCGGACGAAGCGCCCGAAGTCGGAGAATCCCAGGTTCTCCGCCACGATCTGCGCGACGGCCTTCTCCATTTCGGTGAAGCCGATCGCGACCTTCTTTCGCCTAACTCTCTTCATCTTTGCCTTCTCCTTTCGCCTTGCGGCGGGTGGTCTTCTTTTTCGCGTTCTGGTTTCCGAGTCGGCCGCCGCCGACGTCCTTGTCGGTGAAGTCGGCCAGCTCCTCGAGGAACGGCTCGCCCATTCCCTCCAGCTCGCCGACGGCGATGGCCTCCGCTATCATCGACGTCCACTTCCCGAGCTCCTCGTCTCCGTTCTTCCCGGCCTCCTCCGCGCAGAGGCGCACGCGCTTTGCGTGGTAGAAGAGGAGCCCGATCGGGAGTCGCACATACATTCGTTCCCTTCTCATTCCGCCGCCCTCCTCGCCTCGGCGCGGAGCCGGGAGGCGTAGACTTGGACGCTCCGCCGGGAGTGCCTGCGCACCAGCTGCCGGAGCTCGAGGTCGCCCTCCGCGAGGCGGAGCACCGCTCCCCCGGCGACCTTGCGGCGGAGGAAGGAGATTTCGCGCGTCGTCCAGTTCATTCCGCGCCTCCATTGATCATTCGGCAGGCATAGGCGCGGATGCACTGATCGGAGTGCCGCGCGAGGAGTTTCTTCATCCTCGGCGACGGCTTCGAGATGTGGACGACGCCGTTCGTCCGCGCCAGCTCCTGCGAGAGGAGCCGGAGCTCCGCGACCGTCCAATAGGCGTATTTCCGGTTAAACATTTTCGACCTTCCCTTTCTTGTATCGCCCGCGCTCGTCGCGGGGCATCGTTGCCATCTTCTCCCGATGCGCGGCCAGCCTTTCCTCCGTCCACGACGCCGCGATGCGCCTGCCCATCTCCTTCCCGCCGAGCCGCTTCCAGGTCTCGCGGAGGCGCTCGGATTGAGCGCGGCGCGTGTCCTCGTCGCAGAGCCGGGCGCGGTTCCTCTCGCCGATGACCTTCCCGGCCGCCGCGCGCCTTTCGGGAGTCCAATATCGGGCGATCCCGGCGCGCATCTTGTCGTAGAAGCCCGGCGCGTTGCGCTTCGCTTCGAACTCCTTGCGGATGATTTCGCGCCCCGCATCGTTGTCCTTCCAGAACTCGGCGCGCTTCGCGATGACGCGCGCGCGGTATTCCGGGTTCTTCCAGAGTTCGCGCGTCCGCTGGCGCAGCTTCTCCCGCGTCTCGGGAGTGAAGTCGTGCTTCTGCATCAGATCGCGCCTCCCTTGCGCTCGACCGCCCGCCCGAGGGCGACGAGCACCACCCGGGCGCGGTTTTCGTTCTGTTTCCCGCGCAGCGCCCACGGCGTGCGCTCCAGCGACTCCCGGAGGGAGTGCAGGACGCGCTCGATCTCGTGGACGCGCTTGAAGCGCCGCAGGAGGAGCGCCCGAGGGAGCCACCGCCGGGCGAAGGCACCGGGCAGAAGCGCCTCGGCGCTCGTCGCGAGGCGGTCGGAGTAGTCGGCTCCCCAAATCGGCCGGAGCCAAATGTGGTCTTTCTCTTTCAGCATTTCGTCCTCCTATGCGGCGCGGAGCCGCAGATTGTTCCGTTTCGCCCACGCGCGCAGCGCGGCGCGCTCTTCTTCCCCGGCGAGGTAGTCGCTCTTCCGCTCGTCGCCGTAGAACTGCCCCACCTTCCAGCCGTTGCCGTTCGGGAGGAGCTCGGCGGTGGCGAGGGGCTTCCCGGCGTCGTCGGCCACGAAGACCAGCACGCAGTCGCCGTCCTTCACCTTCCCCGCGTAATCCATCGAGACGAGGCACTGGTCGAGCGCGTCGGCCTGCTTCTCGACCTCCTCGAGGGTGCAGGGCACCCAGACGCGGCAGGAGCCGAAGACGCCACCGGCGAACTTCGCCGCGACGGCTTCCAGCGCCGCCCGGCGCTCCTCGCGTTCCTTCCGTGTCTTCGCCTTGCGGAGGTTCGCCACGATCCGCTCGGCCTGCCGGCGGCGGCGACGGAAGTCGGTCGGGAGACCCCAGTAGGGATCGCTCGCGTCCTTCCCAGCCTCGGCGAGGGTGCGGAGATATTCGCGGTATTCGTGTGGATAGATGCCGTGCGCGTCGAGGTGCTTCCAGACCTTGTAGGAGAGGCGCGCGCCCTCGGGAGATGCGCCCGCCCAGCAGGAGCGCCAGCGAGCCCACTCCCCGATCGAGATGCGCTCGCGGAGGCAGTCGAGAGCCGCCCGGAGGCCGTAGTCGCCGTTCTGGATAGCCCAGCGGGCGACGTCCTGCTGGAGGCGCTTCGAGAGCCGGCGGAAGCCCGACGAGAGGGCGAGGTTCTTCATCCCCGCGCCGACGAGGAGCTCCACGCGGGAGTCCTCCTTGAAGGCGCGCAGGAGCTTGAAGATCTCCGCGCCGGTATAGCCCCGCTCGTCGGCCTTGCGCAGGCAGAAGCGGAACTCGGGGCGCGACTCGGCGATGAGGGCGAGGTCGGCCTCGGAGAGGTAGTCGAGGCACCAGTCGCCCTTCGGCGCGTCCGCGCTCCACTCCTCCCTCCCGATCTCCTCGGGCGTGGCGTAGAGCCAGCCGGCGATGATCTGGAAGCGGAGGTTCCGGCTCTCGCGGTGCCCGTCCTCCCATTCCCGGAAGACGGGATAGGGCGCGCAGCCCTTCGCCTTCCCGCGAGGAGCCGCGCAGACCTCGCGGACGAGCTGCCCGCGCAGGAGGCGCACCCGTTGCGATTTGATCGCGATGTGCATCTAGGAGCCCTCCCCGAAGAGCTCGACCTGGGCGTCGTCGGCGGGCTTCGCCGTCGGGTCGGCTGGATGCGGAGCCGCCGAGGCGGCGACCTTCTCGACGGAGTAGACCTTCTCCTTCTTCCGCTTTCTCGGCTTCGGCCCGGCCTGCTCGGCCTTGATGGCCTGATCCTGGATCTCCTTCTCCATGCGGGCGTGGCCGTCGACGAAGTAGTCGCGGGCCATTCGGAAAACGTCCTCGTGGCAGCAGACCGCGACCCCGGCGTGTTCGGCGTTCATCCGGACCTTCTTCGCGACCCACTCCAGGCAGTCTCCGACCTTCTCGGGATCATAGCTCGCCATCAGCGCCGGGTCGTCGAAGAGCCAGTCCTCCATCTGCATCGCGACCAGCTGCTCGGGCGTCTTGCCCTTCACTTCCTCGGGAGTCCACTTCATATCGTGATCCTCCTAAAAGGGAAGGTTGTCGTCGTAGTTGGCGCCGGAGTCGTACGAGGGAGCCGTCTCCCGGCGTTCGTAGCCGCCCTGCGAGGACGAGCCGCCCTTGCTCCCGAGCATCTGGATGTTGTCCGCAACGACCTCCGTCTGGTAGCGCTTCTGCCCGGTCGTCTTGTCCTGCCAGCTCCGCGTCGAGAGCTTCCCCTCGACGTAGACCTGCGAGCCCTTGCGGAGGTAGTCGCGGGCGACTTCCGCCAGGCGTCGCCAGGCGACCACGTTCACCCATTCGGTGCGCTCCTGCTGCTGCCCGTCGCGCCCCTTGAACTTCTCGGTCACGGCCACGGAGAAGTCGGCCACGGGCGAATCGCCCGCCTGCCGGATTTCCGGGTCGCGCCCGAGGTTGCCGATGATCTGCACCTTGTTGAGAGCTGCCATTTTAGGCCTCCTTCTGATTGCGGTAGATTTCCATCAGCACGTCGAGAACCGGCTTGGGGAGAGGCCGCCCGAAGCGCTGCCAGCCCTTTTCCTTCAGCTCGGAGACCGGCACGCCGTGGTCGGCGGCTTCGCGGGCTTCCTCGATCCACTGGGCGACGTCGTCCGTCACGGCCTGCGGCTCGGGCGCGGGCTCTGCTTCGGGAGCGGGGGCTTCGGGTTCGGGAGCGGGCGTCGCCTCGGCGAAGGCCTGCGCGGCTTCGGCCTTGACTTCCTCGGCAGTCGGCGCGGGAGCGGTCTCGACGACCTGCGCCTCGACCTCGACCGCTTCGGGCTTCGCCGCCTTCGCGGCGGCCTCCTTCAGCGCGTCGGCGGCCTTCTTGCGCTTCGAGCGCACCTCGGGGGCGACTTCGGGCTCCGCCTGCGCGGGCTTCTGTTCCGCAGCGAAGTCCTCGACCTCTTCCGGCGTGTAGAAGCCCGAGATGACGGCGGGGAAGACGGCGCGCACGCCCTCGGAGATGCAGCGCGCGCGGAGCATCTGGCGCGGGTACTTGACCCAGTTCGGGTTGACGCTGATGACCTGCGCCTTGCGGGCGCGATCCATGTCCCAGTCCACCTCCAGCTCCCCGCCCTGGGGGTGGGAGAAGATGCCAACGACGCGGGTGTCGGACATTTCCTTCCAGCGGACGGAGCCGCCGGCGATCTGGAAGCGGGCGAGCATCGCGTCCGCGCGGAGCGAGGGCTTGCCCTTGATGATGTGATACTCCTTCGCGACGCTCATCGGGTGGCGGTTCTCGGACTGCGCGACGAGCATGAGGGTAATAGCCTCGTTGGCGTTCCTCGTTCCGAGGTAGCCGGACGCTGCGGCCAGCTGCCCCATCCGTTCGACGTCCTGCAGAGGGACGATGTTGTTCTGTTCGTTCATCTTGTTTTCTCCTCGTTTGTGGGTGAGTTCCTACTTGACCGAGAGCCGGAAGACGCGCGCGCCGGGCTTGAGCTCGGTGTAGGCGTGGATCTGCTCGGGCGTGGGGTTCAAGGCCATGGCCAGCCCCGCCCAGTCGGTCTTTTCGCTGGCCTTGTTGTTCTTCCAGGTGGCCAGCTTCTGCGCGCCGAAGCGCAGCTCTTCGGCGTCGCCGAGCGCGGCCATCAGCTTGCCGCGCAGCTCCTTCTCCTGCGCTTCGAGCTCCTTCTCGCGGAGGGTCACGTCGCGGAGCTGGGCGGCCACTTCGGCCAGAGCCTCGTCGGCCTCGACGACCTTCCCCGCTTCGCTCTTCTCCCAGAGGCGGCGGCAGTCTTCCTCATTCTGCGGAGCCGGGGGGATGCGCTTTTCGACGTGTTCCGCCCAGAACTTCTCGACGGCCTCCTGCATCGTCTTGATCAGCGCGTTGTCCCTTTCGACGCGGTAGGTCTGGAAGTGCTTCTGGAAGCCGAGGAAGAGGCACGCGACCGAGGCGACCTCGAAGGCCGGGTCGAGACCCATGTAGTGCTGCACCTGGGCGAGGTAGTGCACGGGAACCTCTTCCCACTCGTTGGAGCTCGTCTTGCACTCGACGAGCTCGTTCGTCCGGATCTCGTTCTGGTAGCTCCCGAGGCGCGCGCCCTCCGGCACGACGAGCCGGTCGACGTTGCCGATAGAGTGCCCGACCTGGAGGAGGCCGTTGAAGCGCGAGGTCTTCCGCCCGGTCTCCTGCTCGAAGCGGTCGGCCACGAACTGCTCGAGCGCCGTGCCGATGCGCATATTCTCGTTCTCCGGCTCCTCGCGAGACGCGCCGACCTTGTCATAGTAGACGTCGAGCGCCGTGCGCCACGGGGAGACCCCCAGAAGCGCGCCGACGTCCGAGCCGCCGATTCCAGCCTTGCGGCGCTGGAGCCATTCTTGCCTTTCCATCTTGTTTCTCCTTTTTTACGTGGGTTGGGTTTAGAGGACTTCGCGGGCGAGGGCGACGGCGGAGGCGACGATCGCCAGAGCGGTGGCGATGCCGAGCCAGAGGTCGTCGCGCCGGGCGGCGCGCAGATTGTGGATGCGCTCGAGGTCTGCAGGGGTCGCGGCGACCCACTTGAAGCCCGAGCGGATGCAGAGCTTGCCGCCGAAGACGGCGGTCTCGATTTCGGGGGTCTTCATCGGGAGACCTCCTGCGTGCGGACGACGCGGACGGAGAACTGGCCGAGGTTACACGCGCTTTTGAGGCTGGGGAAGCGGACGCGGTCGAGGGCGTAGCCCTTGGGGAGCGACCAGTCGCGGAAGGCGTCCGGGCGGCAGCCGTTGAGGAAGTGCCAGCCGGCGCGGGGCTCCAGCCACCAGCGGTGGACGGAGCCGCATTCGTCGGAGCAGCGGAGGAGGATGCGGGGGTCGGAGGTCTTCATTTTAGACCTCCACGCCGGTGAGGATGTAGTCGGGTTCCCAGCCGCCGATGTGGTGCTCGTAGATCAGCGACTCACCAGCGGCGTGCCGGGCTTCGAAGATGTCGCAGATTTCGTTCGCCCAAGCACTAGGATAGTGCGCACCCTCGACGCGGCAGGCGTTGAGGATTTCGTCGTAGGCTTCGCGGGTGAGGGTGCCGTCGGCGTCGAAAGAGACGTTGACTTCGGCGTAGGTGGTGGGATAAGGGTTCTTCTTCATCGTCCTACCTCGTGGATTTTGAGGTAGGGCGGCTTTTTTAGGCGTCTCGGCTACGAATACATGTTATGTTAAGTAGCCGAGCCGATCTAAAAGCCGCCCCACCTCGGTGGGGTCTCTTACAATATAGCACAATTTGTAAGAAGTGGGGCGAAAAAAGTGAAAAATTTTTCAGCCCGGGCGGGGCTTCGTTTTTCGCGCGTTTTTGGGGGTATAGGGGGTCTATTTATATAGGCAGAAGCGAGACCACGGCTTCCGGCTCGTCGGCCTCGTAGGCCTGGAGCTGGATGCGTGGCACGCACGCCCAGGCGTCGTCGGGGAGAACCCCGGCGTCCACGAGGAGGTCGAGGACGGAGGAGAGCGCGTTGTCGAGGTCTCGCCTCCGGCGATCGGCGAAGCCGACGTGGAGGGTCAGCGCGCAGCGCTCGACCTTCTGCCCGGCGGCCTGCGCCAGCACGGCGCGGAGGTTCTGCGCGTGCCAGCGGCGGTAGGCTTCGCTCGGGATGTTTATCGCGCGACCTCTCCCCCGCCCCACGACGAGGCGGGAGTTCTTTTTCGAGGGGATTGGCGCGGAGAGGTGGAGTATCATTTCGCCAGCCAATCGAGAGCGCAGAGCGCGCGGTCGGCATTTAGGTCGAGGTCGGATGCTTCCCACGCGGAGGCACCGAAGAGGGCGACGGCCTCGTAATAGAGCCACGCCTTGAAGGCGCTCATCTTGTAGTGCCGGAGGAGGAGACGGAATAATGTGTCTGCGAAATCTTTGGAGAGGTAGTGCGTGCTATAAAGCATATCGTGCACCTGTGAGGCGATGAGCACGCCGAAGTCGCCGGAGCCATTGTCAAAGGCACCGCGCAGAGCTTTCGGAACGCTGGCGAGGTCAGTCCAATATCCCGGGGCGATGCGGACGGCGAGGACGCCCTCGCCTTTCAAGTGGATGCGGCACGACCAGAGCTCGGCGTATTCCCAGCGGTCGCCATTGGGTAGCTTGCGGAGGACGGGCGCCGTAGTTTCGACCTTGACAATTTTCATATCTTTGCCTCCGCTTTTCGCATAACGACTCCCCGGCCACGCGCCGGGGCTTTCCTATTGCATAGCGAAACGGGTTTCGCTATACATATCCGCGCGGACGTGCATAGCGAACGGCGGTTTCCTATGCACGTTCACTTCGCGCCCTCCAGCTTTTCGAGGGCTCCCCTAATCCATTGAACGTCCGCCTCGACCCTCGTCAGCCGCTCCTCGACGGCGCGCAGACGGGCGAAGAGTTCGGCGTTGTCGCGCTGGGCGTCGCGGTTGCTTTTGGCGAGCGAGGCGAGGCCGTAGAGCGCGAGGAGCGCGGCGAAGCCCACGGGGCCGAGGTAGGGAGACAGAGCCGACAAATCCATAGCGCCTCCCGCCTACTCGTAGAATACTTCCGTATAGGGAAGGGGCAGATAGTTGTAGTTGTAGTTCCAATCGGAAGAAGTCGTGGACGCTGGGAGCGATTGCAAGGTGCGGTCGCTCCAAACGAAACCGAGACGCGAGCCGCAATTATTAGAGTCAATCGCGTAGGTCGTGTTTAATGTCGAAGGCAACGTAGCCCCCGAAATTTGGCCGCTATATACACTTCGTATATATGCAACCTTCGTTGTCTGATAGGTCGCGCCGCAGAGGTGCCCCAAGAAAATGATTTCGTCACCCACCGAAAGCGGAGTAGTAAATTCAAAAATCATGCTACCGTCCACGGTAAGCGTATAGGTGCTAGTCTTTCCGAGAAGGGTAAGCGCGCGATTAGAACGCATAGCATAGACGCCTAGCTCATTAACGGACGGCGTAGTGTCAGCCGCGAACGTGCCGATTAGCACCTTCTTGATAGTGCAATTCCGCAACGCGGTGCGCCCGAAAATACAGAAGGTTTTGCCACTAGTGATACCTTCGGCAATAAACCAACTTGGCACCATAGGCCCCCACGGGAGGAGGATACCCTTCGCCCCGCCCCCTCCCCCGCCGCCCGTGGCGGAAATCTCCAGCGTCTGCACGCCGTCGCCGTCGGTGACGGGCGTCAGGGTGACGTTGCTACCCGCGACGAGCTTGTCCGCCAGCGTGCCAGCCGCCGCGTCCGCGTTCGTCACGAGGACGTGGTGGTCGCCGCTTTGCGTGTCGGCGGCAATGGAGACCGCGCTCCCCGTGTTCGTCAGCGAGATGCCCGAGCCCGCCGCGAGCTTCGCCGCGAGGTAGTCGGGCGAGGTGTCGCTCCCGTCCACCTGCGTCTTGTGGTCGCCCGTCTGCGTCGGGATGTTCGCCGGAGTCCAGGTGGTACCGTCGGAGGTGAGCACCTGCCCCGCCACTCCCACGCCGAGCCGCGTAGGCGCGCCGTCCGTGGTGCCCACGATGAGGTCGCCCTCCGTGGTCATCGGGTTGCTCATCCCCGCCGTGTCCGTGCCCCACGCGGGAGCCCCGGAAACGACCTTGAGCACCTGCCCCTCGGAGCCGACGGGGAGCGCCGTGGCCGTGCCGCCCGTGCCGCCAACGATCAGGTCGCCGGGGTTCTGCATCGGGTTATCCATACCGCCGGGGGCGTTCGTCGCCTGGACGTTATCCCACTCGCCCACCGTCGCCCCGAGCGCGTCCTTGACGACGAGCTTGTAGGAGAGCGCCGAGTCGATGAGGATGTCCGCGCACCCGTTGGAGTCAATCGAGACCCACGAGCCGAGCTCCACGCCGTCCTGATTGAAGAGCGGCGCGGGGATGCTCGTGCCAGCGCGGTAGGCGTAGAGCTTGCCGCCAGCGACGCTCTTGCCGTCGAAGAGCGGGAGCAGGCCGGAGAAGTTCGGTGCGTAGTATTTGGCCATGACTACCTCGAAAAGTTGAAATAGACTGACACGATGTCGCCGCTCGCGAAGCTGGAGCCGTCCACCGTCTCTACCTTGATGTTTGTCGCCGTGGAGCTGGAGACCTTGACGGCGCGCCCGAAGATGCTAGAGGGGATGATTACGGCGTCGGTCGTCCCCGTGTAGAGGATGCCGGGGTGCGGGGTTCCGGCGTCGCCGAAGTTCACGGACGAGCTCGTGCCGCTGCTCGGGTTCGCGCGCGCCGCGCCTTCGGTCTGCGGCCAATAGCCGGAGACGGGAGAGCGGGTGACGGCCTCGGGAGAGTTGTCGGAGACCTGCGCGTGCCCCGTCCAGCTGGTCACGCCGGAGGCGTCCAGAGCCGAGCTCGCCCCGGTGTAGGTGTTGCCCGTGGCGACGAAGCCCGAGATGCCGCCGACGAGGACGATCGGCGCGTCAGTCTCGCAGTCCACGAAGGAGAACGCGCGCGCCTCCAGCGGGTTGGACGTGCCGAAGGTGACGGAGGAGCCGATCGAGAGCGAGCACCGCAGGAAGTTCGCCGAGCTCGTCCACGCCGTCGAGTCCTCGATGACCACGGAGCCGTCTTTGAACGTCGCGCTGGAGAACGGCGCGGAGAGGGTCGCCGTCTTCCCCTCGAGGTCGACGACGTTCCCGTTCGCGACGGAGACGAGGCGGCAGGCGTCCGCGTCCAGCGTGGTGAAGTGGTGCGCCTTGATCGGCTTCGTCGAGTCGGCGCAGGTCATGCCGCCGCCCGTGTAGAGCGAGAGGGTGCCGAAGACCACGCTCTCGGAAACGACCCCGCCGATAGTGACGGAGGGCTCGGTAGAGGTCGTGGTCACAGAAACGAGCCCGCCGTTCGGAACGCCGTAGAGGACGACGCCCGAGTAGTCTGGAGAGGGATAGACGGTCGAGATGCTCCAGTCCGCGTCGACGAGGACGGCGATGCTCCCGGAGGAATTTCGCGCCATGCGGAAGGCGGAGGCGTTCGCGGCGGCGATGTTCGCGGTGCCGTATTGGAGATAGCACCAGCCGCCGACGGAGATGATTTCGCCGATGTCGGGCGTCTCCCCGACCTTCGGACAGAGGTAGACCCCTTCTGTAGCGACCTCGATGCGCTTCACGTCCTGCGCGAGGCAGACGGAGGAGTCGAGGACGAGCGTCGCGTCTCCCGCCCAGTTCACGAGCGAATAGTCCCCGGTGCCCGTATCGCCCCAGCCGTCGTTCCAGAGCGTCCGCACGGGGTCGGAGCCGGTGTAGCCCGAGAAGTCGAGGAGCACCTTGCCCGCGCTCGAGGCGTGGCGAAGCCCCTCGGAGAGGGTGCAGTCGATAGACGCCGTGACGGCGATCGAGTAGAGGGAGCCGGAGGCGTCGTTGAGGAACTTCACGCCGTCCTGCACGACCAGATGCCGGAAGGAGACGGAGCCCGTGCCGCCGACGCGGTAGGTGCCCGCCGGGAGGACGACGCGCTTGGAGTTCGCCGCCGCGTAGGCCGCGAGGGCGGAGAGGGAGGAGGAAACGTCGCGGATGCCGTCGGGAACCGCCCCGAAGGCGCGTGCGTCGAGGTCGCCGCCCGGAGTCCATTCCCAATAGGCACCCCCGCCCAGCGCTTCCACAATCGTGGCCTCGTCGGGCGTCGCGGCTCCAGAGCGCAGGACGAAGACGCGAGCCTCGCAGTCTCCGCGCTGGTAGTAGCCGTCGACGATTACCGCCGTCCCCTCCGCGAAGTCCTCCACGGAGAGCTCTTTGAGGCCGTCGATGCCCTCGACGGAGAGGCCGTTGAGCTGCGTCTGCGGAACCGCGCCCGCCGCGATCCACGTGCGGACGAGAGCCCAGTCGCCGTTCGGGAAGTCGTCCGGGTCGTAGATCGCCCCGGCGCTCGTGGGCTTGTAGAGGCGGAGGGAGTAGTTGCCCTGCTCGAGGTAGGGCTGGACGGTGAGGCACCCGTCGCTCCCCAGCGGCAGCGGGTTCCGCAGCGCTTCGCCGTCGCGGCTCCAGATGTTCCGGGGCGTGCTGGATGCCTCGTCGAGAAACCACAGGAGCCCTCCGGCGCAGGGCTTGCCCGCGTCGTCGAGAATGACCCCGATCTGGGAAGTGCAGAGTTCCGCCGTCCGCATAGCCTCTTTCTCCTATTCCTTGATGCCGAGCGCCTCGTCTTCGTCCTTCGGCGCGGGCTTCGCGCCGTCTTCGGCCTTGCCCATAGGCAGACCTTCGTCGACTTCGGGCTCCCCTTCCTCGTGCCATTTCAGCACTGCGTCGAGATAGCCTTCCTCGCCAGCGGCGCGGGAGACCGCGATCTCCTGCGCTTCGGCCACGGAGAGATAGGGCTTCGAGGCGCGCTCGTAGCGGACGCACATAGCCAGCATCTCGTCTCGCGTCAGCTTCTCGCCTTCGGCGGCGGGCTGCTGGGCGGGCTCCGCTTCGGCAGCGGCGGGGGCTTCGTTTTCGGCGATGCCGAGGGCTTCGTCTTCGGTCATTTGGATGCTCCTTTGAGGTTGTTCACTTCCTGGACGAAAGAGTCGATTTTCGCGAATGCCTGCTGCGTGGGGCTCTTCTCGCCGACCTCGACGAGGTGCGAGGCTTCGCGCCCGGTGGTCGTGAGGACGTTCTTGAAGAGGTTGCCCAGCTCGCCGCCTGCCTTCTCCTCGAGACCGAGCGCTCGGCGCGCGACGTTCTGCTCGGGCGTGCGCGGAACGAGCGCGGTGCCGAACTCGTAGAGCTTCGTCATAGCCCTGTCGTGGATAGGCTGGCGCTGGACGAAGCCGTAGAGGTTGCCAATCGTCATCCGATTTGCATTGTCGACGGTCGGCTGCTTATTCCAGAGCGCGTCGTAGATCGCGTGCCGGAGGCTTTCGACGCTGGCAGTCTCGCCGAGCGCGCCCTGCGACTGCTCCTGGTCGATGCGGTTCTTCACGCGGCGCAGGCCGCTCGCGGCATTCTGCGCGGCGGTCTCGAGCACCGGGTCGTTCTTCGAGTTGAGGAGCTGCTTCTTCGTCGCGCCGGTGACCATTTCGCGCAGCTTGCCCGAGGGGATGAAGCGCCCGGAGCCGTTGGGGTTCCCGAGGTTGTCGCGGTTCCACCGCTTGAAGCGCGCGGAGTCTTTGAGCTCGTTGACGAGACCGCTAACGGCCGCTTTCGCTTCTTCGGTGCTGGAGTTCGTGACCCCGGCCACGTCTGCCAGAACGTCGTCGAGGTATTTGCCGATGCCGCCCTCGTAGACGTCGAGGCCGACGATACCCAGATCGAGCTCGTTCGCGAGGTTCGCCGCCTTCTCGAGGTTCTTGCGGATGTAGGCGACCTGCTCTTGCAGCGCGTCGAGGCTCCGTCCGGCGGCGTCCTTTTCCGCGCCCGGCTCCATTCGGTCGAACTTGTAGGCCATCTTCTCGATCTGCTTCTCGGCCTTCTGGATGTAGGCTTCGCGGGCGTTCATCTCGCGGGCGAGAGCGACCTGCGCCGTCTCGCCGTCGCGGACGATCAGCTCCGAGGGGCGGATGCCCGCGCGCTCCAGCGAGGCGCGGAACTCGGTCGCCTGCTGGCTCCCGGAGCTCGAGGGAGCGGAGGCCGGAAGGCCGTCCGTCCGCGTGGCGATAGAGCGCGCCTTCGCGCCTTCGCCGACCTGCGGACGGAGCGCGAGCGCGTCCTCGAGGCGCGCGTTCTGCTGGGCGGCGACCTCTTCGTATTTCGCCCCGGTTCGCTTCGCCCACGCGCTTTCCTTGCCCGCGACGGCTTCCGCAGCGATCGGTTCGCGCCCGAGCTCTCCGCTTTCGAGGAGCAGGAGCTCGGTTTCCTTCGGCAGCTTCTCCCCGCCGAACTCGCGTTGCAAGAGGTTGCTCTTCTTGCTATCGCTGGGGTTGATGTTCCACTTCTTGCGGGTGAGATACTGCGCGCCGGCCTTCGCTCCGCGACCGCCGAGCTCGACCGCGCCCGCGCCCATTCGGGCGAGGCCAGTGCCGCCCATACCCATAAGGAGCGCGTCTTGGTAGTCGACGTCGCCGAGGTTGCCGGCGACCTCCATTCCGGTGAGGGACCCCCCTTCGCCGAGGAAGCCGCCGAGCGCGCGCCCGACCTTACCGGCGACCTTGCCGCCGGTGCTGGCCGCCGCTTGGCCGACGCCAGAGAGGAGCCGCGTGCCAGCGGCACCGGGGTGAGCGGTGAGAGCCACGACGGGGTCGTTCGCGACGACGCTCTTCGCGTTGGCCATCGAGTATTCCTCGGGGTCGACGAGCTTGAAGCCGAGGAGCGCGCGCCCCGCGTTCTGGAGGTCGCCGCCGATGTTGATGCCCGCGCGGAGCGGCATCGTCACGACGTCGCGCACGCCTTGCAGCGCTGTCACGTAGCCGGGGCGGTTGGCGTCTATGGACTCGTTGGCCTTCGGGAAGAGGAGCCGCGACTCGCGGCGGAGCCCCTTCGCGGAGAAGAGGGGCGCGTTCTTTTCGAGGGTCTGCTCCAGCTCGTGCTCTGCCTGGTAGCCTTCGAGGTTTTTCAGAAGTCGCCGCGTGTCCTCTTGGGAGCGCCCGTCGAGGTAGTCGTTCTCTCCGTTCAGCGCGGCGGCGGCGAAGAGGGCGTCTTCCGGCGTCCAATTCGCCCAGGGGCGGACAAAGGGTTTCGCTTCTTCCATTTTTCAGCCCTCCTAGATGCCGAGGCGCTCTTTCATCCGCGCCTTCTCTTCGGGCGTGAGGTTGTATTTCCCGCCGTCCTCGCCTTCGCCGCCCTTGCCCGAGCCGATGAAGCTCTTGCTCTTGAAGTCCTGCGTGCTCTTCGCGAACGCGGGCTTTTCGCCGAGGGAGAGGAGCACCGCGTCGGCGCGGCTTCGGAGGTAGGGGCTCGAGGCGTGCTTCTGCGCGAGATTGGAAACGTCGCGGTTGTGCCCGGCGGCCTGCGAGTAGATCGAGTTGATGACGCTGCCGACGGCCTCGTTATACTGGTCGGCGGTGAGCTCCTCGCGGTCGGCGAGGCCGATAGCGCTCTGGAGGAGGGTGAGAATGGAGTTGTCCGTCTCGGTCGCCCCGGAGGCCACGCGCGCGGCGCGGAGCGCGCCGTCGAGCGACTGGAGGCGCGCCTTCGCCTGCGCGAAGCTGGCCGGAGCCGTGCCGCCCCAGCCCTCCACGATGCCCCGGAGGCCGTCGAGCTCGGTCTGGAGCTTCGCGCGGTTCTGCACGAAGCCGCCGAAATACTTGTCGCCGTTCTCCATTTCGATGCGGCGCTCCGCCTGGTCGAGCTGCTGGAGGTCTTTGTCCATCTTCCGCAGCTCTTCGAGGCGAGGCAGGCCGAAGGAGGCGACGACGCCCTTCACGGCGATCGGGATTTCCGGGTCGTTGCGGACTTCGTCGAGGAAGGCCTGCGCGTCCTTCGCGGAGGTGAGACCGCGCATTTCGAGGAGCTTCTGCTGGGCGATGCCCTGCCCCTGCTCGTCGAGCACGGCGACCGGGCGCGGCGCGCCGGGGGCGGCGGCTTCGTCGCCGAGCCCGAGGCGCTTCCCGATTTCGAAGTTCGCGCGGTCGATCTGCGCGCCGAGAGTGCCCATTCTGGAAAGGGCGGCGTTGAGGTCGAGGCTTTCCAGCGAGTCGAAGGCGTTCTTCACGAGGTCGGAGCGCTGGTCGGCGAGGCTCTTCACGTAGTTCTGGAGCTTGATCGTCTGCGGGTCTCCGCCGAGCTTCGCGATTTCGTCCTCGTGGGCGCGCGCCTGCCGGGCGCGGTCGGCCAGCATTTCGCCCATCTTCGAAGAGTAGGGCGAGATGCGCGCCGCGAGCGACGACCACTGCTCGCTCTCGGGCACGTCGTAGAGCTTCGAGAGGCGCTTCTTCTCATCCTCGTCCTCGACTTCGCCGGAGAGGTAGCGGCGCTTCTCCTCGATCGCGTCGTCCAGCATCTGCGCGGCCTTCTTCTGCCGGAGGCGGTCGATGATGCCGCCGACGCCAGCGCCGACGCCAGCGCCGAAGGCGGCGTAGCGGTTGAAGCCCCCGGCGCGGTTCTGCTCCGCCTGCCGGGAGGAGTTGGCGTAGATTTCTGCGAGATTGGGGAGATTGACTGCCATAACGTCCTCCTACTTCCTCCCGAGCGCCGCGCCGACGATGCCGCCGAGAGTGCCGAGCAGCGCCTGCTCCTGCGCCGCCTTGCGGTTCTTCTCGGCTTCCTTCTTCGCCTCGTCTGCGGCATAGCGCGTGCCGTAGTAGTTGATGCCGGTGTCTCCTGCTGCCTGCGTCGCGCCGGTGACGATCTGCGCGAGCTGTGATATGTTCGTGTTCCCCAGCCCGGCGAGGGCGTTCAGGCCGTTCAGCGCCTGCGCGCGCGCCGTCTGGTCGGCGTTGAGCTTCGTCGCGTATTCCTGGAGCGCGGCGTTCTTGTCCTCGAGAGCGAGCTTCATCGCGTTCTGGACGTTCTCCTGCGCGAGGCTCTGCGCGCGGTCGGAGATGCGCTTCAAGGTGTCCGAGGAGTAGAACTGCCCGCGATTGGCGGCGGAGCGCTCGAGCGCCTCCGTGGCGCGGTTGATCTGCTCGTCGATAGCCTTGTTCGAGAAGCGGTCGACGGCGGCGTCCCAGTCGTAGGAGAACTCCGGCGTGCTCTGCTGCTGGATGCCGGAGAGGTATTCGCGGAGGGCAGCGATGTCCGCAGCGCCTGCCGCGTCTTCTCCGCCGAGGAGTTCCTTCGCCTCGGTCTTCACCTGCTCGGCAGTTTCCTGCGCCTTTTCGGGAGTTTTACCAAACGACCAAGCGGCGTATTCTTCTTCGGGGTTGATCTGGAGAGCCTTGTAGATGTTTGCAATTCTTTTGGTGCCGCTTCCATTCGTGAAGGCGGCTTTCACCTTGTCGGCGCGTTCCTTCGCGAAAAGCTGCTTGTCGGCGTCGTCGCCCGCCCACTGCATCAGCTTGTCGTAGACTGCGCCGGAGTTCTTGCCGTAGCCATCGGTTCTATTTGCCATCATCGGCCTCCATTGAGGAGAAGTTCGATTTTCCACATAGCGCCGTTCGCCCCGGAGAGCGCGGCTTTCGTGTCGCTCGTCGCGATCTGCGAGACCGCCCACGCGCCGGAGGCCACGACCTGCGCGGCTCCTCCCCGGTGCCGGGCGGTGGTCGCCTTGACCTCGCCGTCGAGCGCGAGCGCGTTGCCCGAGGGCGCGCAGAACGGAAGCGCGACCGCGACCTCCGCGTATTTGCCCCAATAGCCGTCCGCGTTCAGCGAGATGACGCCCCAGGTCTCGGCCTTGAATGGGTCGACGCGCCAGCAGACGTCCGCGACCTTTTCGCTCGTCGCCCAGCCGTCGTTCGAGCCGAGAAGGGAGGTTTCCGTCCAGCCCCAGACGCCGCCGAGCGCGTTGCAGACCGCCGACCACCCGGAAGGGGTCAGCCCGCGCTCGAACTCGTTGCTTATCGTCGTGAGCTTCCTCATCTGGGGCTTCCTTCCTCGATGCCGAGGCGCACGGCGAAGAGGGTCACGTCGCACTCTTCGGAAAAGACCACGCGCGCGGAGAACGTCCGGCCATAGCCGACATTGAACCAGCGCACGACGTCGCGGTAGCGGCCAGTGCGCCCGATGCCTTTCCAGCCCGCCTCGGTGTAGAGCTTGCCCTCGTCCGTCGAGACGTAGAGCATCGCCACCGGGCGAGCGGAGAGGTCGGTCGTCGTGGCGACCTGCATATCCAGCAGGAGCTCCCGGACGGCGATCGGCGAGGCGTCCGCGTGGTAGATCGGCGAAACGCGCTCGCGCCAGACGGGCTTCCCGTCGCTGCCGACGAGCCCGGAGAGGACGTAGAGCCCGCCCGCCCCGGCGAAGATGACCTGGTCGCCGAAGGCGGTCGAGCAGAAGAGCGGAGCCCAGGCTTCGTTCCGCCCCTCTTCCCAGTTGCGGTCGGCGCGCTCGTGCCAAAGCTGGGTCGAGAGGTCGTAGACCATCGTGACCGAAGGCCGCGCGGAGAGGCAGTAGAACTGATGCCCCTCGTCCGCGTAGGCGAAGCCGTAGATGCCCGAGGCGTCGGCGACGGCGTCGCGGAGCCGCTCCTCGACGGCGTTGGTCGAGATGCGCTGCGGAGCCTGAACTCCCGTTGCCGCCCAGACCGAGCCGTGCCCGAGGGAGGACGTGCCGAGCCAATAGACCACCTCCCCGAGGACGGCGACGCTCTCGCGGGAGACGCACCCGATTTCGGTAGAGGTGCCAGCGACGAAGGAGAGGAATCCGTCGTCGGAGGCCGCCCAGACCTCGTAGCTCCGCTCCCCGAAGATGTAGAGCCGCCCGCCGACCGCAGCGAGGGCGACGACGCCGTCCGCGCTGCTTTCGGCGGCGAAGCGGTTAAGGATGCCGTCCGAGTCGGTGAAGGTGAGCGAATAGGGCTGGGAGTAGAAGAGGATGCCGAAGGGCGCTTTCGTCGCGCCGTCGATGACGAAGGAGCCGTTCACGATCGCGACGTTCGAGGGCTCGATAGAGTAGTTCGTGCCGTTCCAATCGTAGGACGGGAGCGCGACCGGCGCGAAGCCGTTCCCCTCCATATCGCAGGAGTAGAGCGCGGTGCCGTCGGCCATAACGAGCGAGGAGCCGTTGTCCGCGAACTTCACCGACTTCACCGAGAGCGAGAGGTTCGAGTAGACTTCCTTCTCCACGCCGAAGCGGTCGAGGCAATAGACCGAGGTGCCGAAGGCATACCAAAGCCGGGCGGCGGCGTTGTCGAAATAGAGCCCGAGGCAGCTCCCCTCCTCCGCGTGCTTCAGCTGGAGGGCGCGGAGAGAGCGGAGGCAGTAGGCGGTCTTCCCGGAGTCGCTTTCGATGCGTTCCGGGATGAGGTTCACGCAGCGCTGCGGAGACTCCCCGGAGGCGTGGTAGTCGTAGGAGCCCCCGACGAAGTTCTGGACATAGACGTCGCGAAGAGCCATCAGAAAAACCTCGCCGGGGCGTTTCCGCCGAGGTTGTAGATGTTGTATTCGTTGCCGTCGTAGCCCGCGTGACGGAGCGGGCGGCGGTTGGCGTTGCGCGCCGCGATCGCGCTCTTCGATTCGCGGTAGAGCGCGTCAAGGTTGCCGACCACGTCCTGGGGGCGGCCATACCGCGCAGCGAGACGCGAGGCAAGGCCGTAGATGACGCAAGTCTGGTATTCGCCAGAGAGCGGGAGGTCGTCGTTGAAGGCGCATTCCTTGAACTGCGAATAGAAGACGAAGGAAAGCACGGCTCCGGGCTGGACGTCGCAGTTGAAGCGGACGAGCGCGTTCGGGAAGGTGCTCTGGAACGCGAAGCATGACGGAATGGCCTGCGCGCCGAGCGGAAGCGAGTATTCCAGCACGTCGGAGATCGAGACCTTGCGCAGGCGAATGGGCGAAGCGGCGACGCCGGAACGGACGTAGAGAGAAACCACGTCCGCGGGGCGCGCCGGGAGCACGAGATCGGGCGAGTTCGCCGCCTCGCCCATAGAGTATTCGCGCTTCGGCGAGGGAACCGGGAGTTCCGCGACGATCGAGTTCGCGGAGAAAGAGGCGTCGAGATTGAGCTGCGCGAGGAGCTCGTTTAGCTTTTCGAGGCCGACGTTCACGCGGTCGCCGTCGAGCGGCGAGGAGTCGCCCAGCATCCCGGCTTCGCGGTAGGCGGAGGTGATGACTTGCCGAACGTTCAAAGGATGCCTCCGGGCTTAAAACTTTCCCCGCTTTTTCCTCTTGCGAGGGGCGGCGCAGGAGCGAGGGAACCTTCGAGCGCCATTTTCGTAGGGGCAATATCGGGAGGGGAAGAGCCCCGGAGGATCGCTCCCCCGAGGCTTTTCCTTGCTCTCGATTAGGTCGTGGGCAGGTAGACCGGAACGACCCAGTTCGTGCGAGGCACGCACCAGCCGCCGAGCCAGTCCCAACGACCGACTTCGCGACCGTTGAGGATGTCCGGGCCAGCGGAGTAGCTGACGAGGACGCCGCTTTCGGGGTTGCTCTCGCCGGTGGACTCTGTGCCGGCCATCGGCAGCAGACGAGCCTGACCAACGTAGACGGCTTCCTTCGCCCAGATGAGGCCGGTGAGGTAGGTCTTGCCGGCGGCGAAGACCGAGCTCGCGGTGTCGGAGGCGGCGGGCAGCGCGGAGACGTTGATGTTCGGCTTCGAGGTGGCGTAGATCGCCTTCTCGAGGTTGACCGTGATCGCGGTCACGACGCCGTCGAAGGTCACGTCGTCGGCGGTCACGCCGCCAACCGTGTAGCTCTTCGCGACGAAGTCGTAGAGAGCGCCGGTGGGGTTGCCGTAGATGTCGACGGCCTGGATGCCCGCGACGTTGAAGCGGTGCCCCTTCTTCAGGGTCGTGCCGGAGGTCGGCGCGGTCGAGAAGGTGATTCCGATCGAGGTCGCGCCTTCGGAGACGTTGGCGGTGACGCTCATCGCGGCGAGCTGGTCGCAGTCGCCCGCGGTGTAGCTTTCGCAGTCGGCGGAGTCGAAGACTTCCATGCCGCCGAAGCGCCCGAGGGTGCTGTCCTTCCACATCGGCTCGGAGATCGAGCTGGGGAGGAAGAGGTTGGCGAGGTTGGAGGCCTGGCCGAGCAGCATCGGGTCGATGATCGCGAACATTTCCGCGCCGAAGGAGCGAGCCTTGCGGATCAGCTTCGCGGCCATGCGGAACTTGTTCATGTCGATCGCACCGGCGGAGCCGATGACCACGGAGGCGTCGGCCTGCGCGGAGACTTCGGCGATCGCCTGCTTCTGGATGTCCGAAGCGAGGGCGGCGGCGTAGGGCTTCGCGACCTGCTCCACGAAGGAGAGGATGTCGAGAGAGCGGATGGCCTGCTCGGCACCGAAGGCGACGTGCTTCTGCGTGAGGGTGAGAGGACGGACGCCGCTCTGGTAGTTGAGCTCGGTGCCCGCGTTGATGACGGCACCCGACACCACGGTGGGATAGTCGGGGACGACGATGTTCATCGTCGCGCCGTTGCCCGCGCGGAACTCGGGGTTCAGCGTCTGGACGGCGTTCTTGATGAACTGAAGCTTCGAGGGGAAGGGCGCAGCGAAGGCCTTCGCCAGGACGTTGGGAGTGAAGTTGTTGGCCATTGGGATGCTCCTTTGTGAGGCCGTTTCCTTTTGACCTCTCGGAGCATCCCTGGCGCGCGGTCTAGCGGTAGATCAACGAGCGCAGCTCCTGCTCGGAGAAGTCGTTTTCGGTTTTCGCGCGGAGACCGCCGGAGACGTTCGCGGAGCCGGTAGCCACTTTGAGGCGAGGCTCGGGAGCCGGAGTAGTCTTTTGCGCGGGAGCGGGCTGCGTGTTGGTCTGGCCGGGCTTGTGCTTCGCCACATAGGCGGAGATTTTGGCCAGCCTTTCGCCCACTTGAAACCGGGAAACGTCTGCGCCGAGGAGGGCGACCGCTTCGGGGTGCATAGCGAGGTGCCGGAAGATCAGACCTCCGACGTCGCTATCGAGAATATAACGATAGACGTCGTCGGAAAGTTGCATTTCGCCATTATTGAGCCGTTGCTTGATTATCGTTTTAACGGCTTCTCTTTCCTCTTCGTCGGGGATGTCGCGGACGAAGATGCCGTCGACCTTCTCGCGGACGGAGCGGACGACCTCCTGCTGGGCGTCGAGCGCCTCGCGTTCCGCGCCGATCTGCTTCAGCCGCTCGTCGATGCGGTAGTCGAGATACTCCTGCTCGTTCGCGAACTCGGTCTTCTCTAGGCTCCCCTTCTGCGGCTCGGCCTTGCCGAAGGCGGCGATCTGCTTCTTGAGCTCGGCGATCTCCGCCTTGAGCGCCTGCGTCTCCTTGAGCCGCGCGCGTTCCTCGGGAGTCTTCTCATCCCACCA